GTAATTGCATGTTAGTTGTCGAGAATAACAATATTGGCTACACAGTTCTAGATAAACTGATAGAATATGGTTATCCAAATTTATATTATTCTATTAAATCAACACACGAATATATTGAACAACATCAAGCCGAAGTTCGAACATCGGCAGTGCCCGGATTTTCAACAAGCATGAAAACGCGCCCGCTGATTATTGCAAAATTAGAAGAGTTTATCAGAAATAAACTAATTAAAATATATTCTTCTCGTACTATCAATGAGATGAAAACTTTTATTTGGAGGAATGGCAAACCACAAGCAATGAAAGGCTATCATGATGATTTAATCATGGCTCTTGCAATTGCATGTTGGGTTCGTGATACAGCGCTACAAGCAAACGCGAGAGATTTAAATTATCAAAAGGCTTTTGCAGATGCCATTATTACAACAAGAACAACTATGAATACACAAATTAAAGGACAAGACGGATATAAGCATGATAATGTCCTAGATAAAATGACTGAAGCTGAAAAATTATATGAACAATATAAATGGGTTATAAAGTGAGAAAATAAATGCCACTCAATAGAAATACAAAAAATCCAGCAAATTCACAATCAAGTCTTTTTAAGGCTTTAACAAGATTATTTTCTGGACCAATCATTAGTTATCGATCACAATCAGGTCGAAGGATCAGAAGACAACATTTAGATAAATTTAGCTCAAGATTTAAATCTGCATCCGGACAGCAGTTTAAAAAATCTCTTTATAGTCCTCTTGACGTTATTGCCGTAGACGCAATTGCAAATCAGCGTAGAACCGAACGTTATGTTGATTTTGATCAAATGGAATACATGCCCGAGATTGCATCGACAATGGACATCTATGCAGATGAGATGACAACGCATTCAGAATTAAGCCCAATGCTGAACATTAAATGTTCAAATGAGGAAATTAAAGCCGTTCTTGCTATACTATACGAACAGGTTTTGAATGTACAATATAATTTATTTGGCTGGAGTCGCACAATGTCTAAATATGGCGATTTCTTTCTATATTTAGATATTGATGATAAGTACGGCGTAAAATCAGTTATCGCATTGCCCCCAGCCGAGATTGAGAGGTTAGAAGGCAAAGACACAACAAACCCAAATTATGTCCAATACCAGTGGAATTCTGCTGGAATGACTTTTGAAAATTGGCAGATCTGTCATTTCCGTATTTTAGGTAACGATAAATATGTTCCGTATGGTTCATCTATTTTAGAACCTGCTCGTCGTATTTGGCGCCAACTTACGCTTATGGAAGATGCCATGATGGCATATCGTGTTGTTCGTTCGTCTGAACGTCGCGTATTTAAAATTGATGTTGGTGCTATTCCGCCCCAAGACGTTGAACAATATATGGAGAAGATCGTATCACAACTTAAAAGACATTCTGTTGTGGATTCTTCGACTGGACGCGTCGATCTTCGTTATAATCCAATGAGCATCGAAGAAGACTATTTCATTCCTGTTCGTGCCGGTAGCGCAACAGAGATTACAAGTCTCCCTGGCGCCACAAACATTACAGCGATTGATGATATTGTGTATCTTCGCGACAAACTGTTCTCTGCTCTTAAGATTCCACAGGCATATCTTGCAATGGGCGAAGGTGCAGCAGAAGATAAAACAACACTCGCACAGAAAGACATTCGTTTCGCGAGAACAATTCAAAGATTGCAAAGAGTTATCATTGCTGAATTAACCAAAATCGGCATTATTCATCTTTATACGCTTGGCTTTAGGGGAGATGACCTTCTTAGTTTTTCCCTTTCATTAAATAATCCATCCAAGATTGCTGAATTACAAGAGATTGAACATTGGAAGCAGAAGTTTGATATTGCTGCTTCTGCGACTGAAGGCTTTTTCTCTCGTCGCTGGGTTATGGAAAATATCTTTGGTATGTCGCACGAAGAGTTTGCTAGAAATCAAAAAGAGATGTATTATGATCGTAAGCATGATGCTGCGTTACAGCAGGTTGCAGAAGCTGCAGCCGCCGCAGGAGGTGGCGGTCTGGGTGGCGAACTTGGCGGTGAATTAGGGGGCGAACTTGGCGGCGAATTAGGTGGACCCTTAGAAATGCCGGCAGCAGAAGCCGGCGGTGAAGCTGAAGAAGCCCTTGGTGGCGAACTTGGCGGCGAAGAAGGTGGTGGTGAAGAGTCAGCATTATTGGCAGTTCCTCCCGGCTCACGTAACGCTCCACGTTTAACTCCTGGCGCCAAGGGTAAAGTATATTATCCAGCTAAAAGAGATGGCCGCGGCGATGCAGGTTTTCACAAGAATCAGTTAGGACAGGGCAACCTGGAGAAAAGGGGGCGCGCCACACGAGCTAAGTTCCCGGGTTCTGAAATCAATACTATTCCTAGTATTGCGAAAGGGATTTATGAAGAGGACCAATCTATTTATAATTTGAAAGAGAAGTTTGAAGAAGAAAAACTATTTGAAGTTAACGAATCTATTCGTTCATTGCTTGAGGGTCTGGAAATTAAAGAAAATGCATCATTGGAGCACAAAGAATGAAGATAAAGCACAATAAAAAAAGAAACACAGCTTTTGTTTATGAAGCGCTTGTGAGAGAAGCCACTGTCGCTATTCTCAAAAATGATCGCGAGAAAAAGAATAAAGTCATTTCTATAATAAAAAAACATTTTCACAATGAAAGCGCCCTTCACAAAGATTTAGAATGCTATCGTTCCTTATATGAAAATCAAAATCTAGATCAAAAGATTTCCGAGAGAATTCTTAAAGAAGTACGTATGCAAAAACATTTGATTGATCCAGAAGGATTATTTAAGCAGCAGACTGAATTGATTCATGATGTTAACAAAGAATTATCGTCTGATGTTTTTAACAATTTCGTTCCAAACTATAGAACTTTAGCAACAATCGATCAAATCTTTTCTTTAAAGACATCGCCCAAAGATTGTGTCATTCTAGAAAACGAGATTGTTAATAATATGAGAAGTAAAGTCATGGATGGTTCAGAAGTTCTTGTTGACAATCTTACATATAAGACTTTCGTTAAGAAGTTTAATGAGAAATATGAGAACGAATTATTAAATGAACAGAAAGATTTGTTAACTCATTATATCGCTTCATTTTCTGATAATGCACTTGAACTAAAGATATTTTTAAATGAAGAACTATCAAGACTTAAAACAAAGTTAGCCGAATCAAAAGAAATCGAAGAAATTAAAAATGACGAACATATGCTGCAAAAGACTAATAAAGTAATTGAAAAATTACAATCGTTTGCAACTGCAGAGATTACTGAAGATGTTTTATCGACAGTATTAAAAACCCAATCATTAGTTGAGGAAATTTATAATGGCGATAACGATTAAAGTTGGCGAAGAAGCTAACAAAAAATTAGTCACTCTTGAATTAAATCTCCGCAAGAGCTTAAACGGAGATCTGATGATCTTCGATCATGGCGACATTGATATCGTATTATCCACATCAAATAATAAAGTTATAGCATTTCCCAAAGAAGTTATTTCTGATTATGTATATGGTGCTCAGAATAGGTTATTTACATTTCTTCGCAAAAGAGGCATTGTGATTCCAGAATCTGTTCAGGCTGGTTCTTTTTATGGTTCTTTTGAGGCCATGATGCAGACACCCAAAAGCGAAAATATGAGTGCTGCCAAGATGACACTGATTAATATATCAGAATTTATTGATGAAGAACGTCCGTATTTCGAATCTACTGAAGCAATTATTTCTATGACTGACGATGAATTCATCGATCCAGACAAGGAAGATTCTACAGAGCTTGGCGAAGTTCCACAAGCGCCCAGCCAAGGTTCTATTCGTAAAGGGTTTGTTAGAGATCCTTATTCAGCGAACTACTTATATACAATGTAGGACATTTGATGGAATTGCTAACATTTATATTAGTAGCATATGGCCTAACACAAATTCTTGTCTATGGTAAATTATTTGAGAGAATAAGACCCAAGAAAGGAAAAGCAGGAGAATTATTCCACTGCCCCATGTGTATAGGATTTCATGTCGGATGGTTTTTAATGCTACTTTCTTCATTTACAGAACTATTTAATTTTGATGTAACTGTAACTAATTTCTTTCTTCTTGGGTGGCTATCGTCCGGAACATCTTATGTTTTGAATATGGTCTTCGGGGATTCTGGAATACAGTATTCACAAAAAATGGAGATAACGCAAGATGAACACTTATTGGACGCAGAAGTGGATGCTTCAGCCGGTTCGT